GCGTCACTCATTCCTGGGCCTCGCTACGCTCGCGGGCGCGTTCGCGCCACTCCATCAGCTCCATGACACCCATGGCGTACAGCTCCTCCAGGCGGAAACCGAACATCACTGCAACGTCGGCTGCGGCGTCTTCGATTCGCTCGGGTAGCCGTCCTCGTGGGCCTCCTTCGGCAGCAAAAAACCTGTCACCTCGCTGGCGAGCTTCACCAGGTCGGCCGGGTCCAGCTTGCTCACATCGGCCGTGGTAAGTGTCGGCGTGGTGATACGCGGCAGCACCGTGTGCAGCGCGGTCACATCCATGCGCATCAGGTCCATGAGGCTCACGCCGCGCAGCTCGCCGGAGCCGGGCTTGCGCACCGTGATGACGGCAACGTCCTGCTCGCCGCGCTTGAGGGGCGTGTCCAGAGTGATGGTGGTGGTCTGGTGGTCCATGGTGGTCTTGGCTTTGAAAGGTCAGTCAGGGTGAACGGCCCGTACCGGACGGGCCGCAGTGTGGTGAAGCGATCAGAGGCCGATGGCCTTGCGCTGCTCGGCCAGGCGGTCTTTGCCGAACACGCGCTCGACGAAGTTCACGTGGTCGATTTCGATCCACTCTTCGCCGTTGACGGTGAGCTTGTAGTAGGTCAGCGAGGACTTGACCTTGAAGGGGTCCTTGCTGCCCGCCTTGCCCTTGCCGAAGGTGATTTCGGTGTGACGGCCGCGCACGATGATTTCCACGGCGTCAACCTCGCCGGAGTCTTCGCGCTGGTAGGCGCCGGCGAAGCGCAGCATGGCGCCGTCGATGGTGGTCGTGCCGTACTGCTGGAGGATTTCACGCATCAGGCCGCCATACGTGGTTTCCATCTCCAGCTTGTCGTTGCCCAGATCGATCTCGACCGGGCCGTTCATGCCGCCGGCGCGGTATTCCTCCAGCTTCCGGGTGAGCTTGGGCAGATCGATTTCTTCGGTCTCGCCGGCGTGTGTCACACCATCGGCGAAGACGTTGAAGTGTTTCAGGATGCGGGGAAGTGCCATGGTGATTCCTTCTCAGATGGGTGGCGCTCAAGCCGCCTTCACGGCGTCGGCGAACTGCATCAGGTAGCGGTCGGTGATGCGCTGGCGGAAGGTCAGGTCTTCCACCGGCGGCACCGGCGTGTAGTCGTAGTCGATGGCCAGCTTCCCGGCCTTGAGCGAGTCCTTGTCATTCACGGCCGGGTCGTACCAGGCCTCGCCGCCGAGCAGGTAGCCGTTGCGCACCAGGTTGCGCAGCTTCGCGTTGATGGCGGCCACGATGTCGCGCACGAGCGACGGCGTCATTGGCTTGTCGATGGCCCACAGGTGCGCCTCGGCCATCGTGTCGGCCAGCACCTGCGCCGTGCGCGTGTAGTTCTCGAAGGCGTACAGCTTGTCGTTGCTGCAGGTGCGGGAGCCCCAGAAGCGAAAGCCCTCCTGGCGGATCAGCGTGGTGACATCGTGCGAATTGAGATAGCCCGCGTCGGTGGCCGGGTTCTGCAGGTCCCAGTACACGTCGCGCGAGAGGCCCGTCACGCCATTGACGGGCACGTTCGAGAGCGTCTTGTGCCAGCCGGTCTCGTTGTCGATCTTGGCGCGCAGGCCCACGGCGCGGGCGGTGGCCCACAGCGTCTGCTCCGCGTTGGCGGCCGTATCCCAGCCGACGAACTCCGGCCACAACACCATGAGCTCACGCGCGGAGAAGTTCTGACGATACGTGGTCGCCTCTTCCTTGGTGGCGCAGCCGGCGGCATTTGCATACGCGAACGCGCGCAGCTTCTGCGCGATGCTCACCAGCTCGGTGGCCACCGGCAGCGTATCGAGCCCTGGCACCGCCAGAATGCGCGGCGTGACGCCCAGTTGGTTGCGTGCCGCCAGCAAGGCCTTGAGGCCGGTAAAGCGCCCTTCGGCGGTGGTCGTGCCGATGAGGTTGCTGTTGGTCTCGTTCTCGGCCTTGCCTTCGGCTACGCGCACCACAATGGTCAGCGGGCTGGTCTGGTCGGCGATGGCCTGCAGCGTGCTGGCCAAGGTGCCCTTCGTGCCGGCGCGACCGATGGCGGCCTGCACGTTGGTGAGCAGGACCGGTTTGTCGAGCGGGAAGGTGGCGATGTCCGCATCATCGGCCGTGCAGGCGACGCCGACCACGGCGGTCTCGATGGTGCGAATGGGGCGGGTGCCCTCGTTGATTTCAACGACGCGTACGCCGTGGTGGTAGTCGGTGGGCATGCATTCCTCCGGGTGGGTCCGACGATGGATGTGACCCGGCCAAGAATGCGGCGCGCGCGCGAGGATGTCCCGCGCGCGCTGTTGTGGGGCGAAGCGCTACAACAAGAAGGAAACGCCAGCGCGCCTAAGCGTTGGCCGGCAGCAACTCGGCCAGGGCTGCTGGCACCTGCGGCCACTCGAACGCGTCGGGAAAGCCCGGCAGCGTCGTCACATCACGCAGCGCCTGGCGGTACTGGCCAGCCAGCCGCATGCGCTCTACGTCGCCCGTGTCCATCGCCTTGTAGACCAGCGTGTCGGCGGCCCTCAAGCGCCGATCGCGCTCGTTGCGCGCTTTCATATCAGTCACATATGCGCGCGCCGCTGCGCCGTGCTTCTTGACCAGTGCCTGCAGCTCGCTGGGGGTGGGTGCCGGCGCGGTGAGCTTCCATTCGTAAATCTCGGCATCCGTCTTCTGCTTGCCGGTCTCCGGGTCCATCATTTGCAACACCCACAGGTTGGTGCCGTGCACCGCTTCCGGGTACTGCTGCTGGATGCAATAGATCAGTTCGTCGTGGGTGAGCATGGTGTCGATGTCACTGGTTGCGCAGCCACACGGCGCGTAAGTAGAGGCGATAGAAGGAGTTGCGCAGGCCCACAAGGACCCACGGCGCGGGCAGATCGGCCGAGCCGGCCGATTCACCGGTCGGGACGGAGCCGAATTCCGCGATGCCGCTAGCCCATTGGCACTGCGCACCGTTCGCGGCTTTGCCGTTGTTTAGGTTCGAGAGGTAGTCCGCGAGCCACATGCCGGCCCACGTCATGTAGACGTTGCCGTTCGCGGCGAGGATGCCGCCGCCGTTGCCCGCGCGGATGGCACCTTGCGCCTCCAAATCGCCGTTGCCGTTGAACGTGAACGCGTTGGCGCGGCCGCCGACGTGCATGGAGATCCACGGCACGGTTGCGTTGCTGCCGCCCGCGTAGCAGTCAATCGCTCCAAGATGACGCTGCCCCCACTGCGTCCAGCGGATGCCCATATACGCGCCGACGTTGCTGGGGCAGTCGATCTGCAGCGCGGGCGTCCGGTTGCCATTCCAGTCGGCATAGGCACCACCGATGGAATCCGTGCCGTTGGACGAGACGACCAGCGCCGAGCGCCCATAGCCGACACCGAACGTGAAGCCCTTGTTGGTAGCGAGCGCGCCACCTTCGGCCGTCAGCGGATTGACCAGGTTCTTCGTGTCGTACGGCATCGCGCCGTCGAACGCAGGCCGCGCGGAAAACGCGACCTGTCCCGTCGTGTAGTTGACGAACAGGGGCTGATTTCGGTTCGTGCCGTCCACGTTGTAGCCGGCCAGGATCAGGTTGCCGGTCGGCCCCACCATGAACATGCGCCAGATGACAACGTCACCACCAAACTCCAGGAAGCCTTTGCCATCGTTGTTGTGGGGCGGCAGGTTGACGCCCGTCTGCGACTTGAAGGCGCCGGCGGCGACCGTACCCGGCAGCGTGGCGTTGCCCATGCCGTCGACCTGCAGCACGCGCAGGAACGTGGAGAAGTTGCCGTTGGTCGCCGTGTTGCGATCGAGAATGAGGGAGCGGCCGGACGACACCATGCGAAAGCGCCCCAGCGTGATGGGCTGCTGGTTGTCAGAGAAGCGCAGCTCGTTCGACGGACCGACCATGTCGATGATGCCCGTCATCTCGCCGCCCGACTTCGGCAACGCGGCCTTGGCCGTCGTCAGCGCATCGGTGGCCGTGTCCTTGGCGTCCTTGACCGCCGCCGGCGTCGCATACCGGGTGTCAGCCTGCGCGAGCGGCACCGCGTGCTCGTCTGCTGTCGCTGTGGCGACGGCGAAGGCCTGCTTGTCCGATCCAGCCAGGTCGGCCTTCTTGGCGAGCTGCGCGGCCACTTTCTTTGCGGTGACCGCCTTGGCGTCATCCTTGCCGGCTGCAAGGTCTGCATCCGTCGCGAGCTGCACCAGGCCCGTGCGCGTTTCCGTCGCCGTGCGGGCGGACAGGCCTGCCGGTGTCACCGCGCGCTGATTGTCGGTGCCGTCCTGCGTCTCCTGGTCGGTGGCCAGCTCCACCACGCCCTGGCGTTGCGTCGTCGCCGGCGGGTTGGTGAAGTTCGCATCGCCAAAGGTGAGCGCCGTCACATCGAGCGACTTGAACACTACGTCGACCGCCAGCAGCAGGATGGCCACCGGCGACTTCTCCATGATGGGCGTGGCCTGGCAGTACGTGCCGAGCAGCACGCCGTTGTCCAGGTACAGCCCGAAGCCGTACAGCTTGAACTGGTCGGGGCCATCGTCGCGGATGGTGACGTGAATGGTGTCCGCAGCGATGTTCTCGCCGGCGATGGTGGACACGCGCTTGAGTTCATTCGGCAGCGCCTTCAGGCCTGCACTGAAGTCGAACGGTGCGTTGGCAAAGCCGACCTGCAGGACCTTGCGCGCGTTGGTGCCGGTGTGGTCGCCGGCAATGAGCGCAGCGCGGCCGGCGTCGGTGATGTTAAGGGTCGTTCCTGCCATGTCAGGCGTCCGTGAGAGAGAGGCGAACAAAGAGGGCGGGACGGATGGCGGCGGCGATGCCGAGGCCGCCGCGCCGGTTGAAGCCCTGGGTGAAGGTGTAGTGCGCGCGCACGGGCTTCGTGCGGTCGATCTCGGCCACGATGTCCGCCACGAAATCCGCCGTCGAAGGGATGTCGTCGCGCTCGGCGACCGTCATGACCAGCTCAAAGGTGTACGGCCGCCCCATGGGCTCCATCTGCCACCACTCACGCAGGGCGATGTTGGCGCCGAAGGACGCCACGACTTCGCGCACTGCTGCGGCCGTGCCCTTCTTGCGGGCGATCGGGATGGCGGCGCGCACGCGGGCGCGCTTGACCTGCTCGGGCCAATAGTCTTTCCAGGCATCGAGCCCCAGGTGCCAGGCGAGCCACGGCAGCAGGTGCGCGGGGATGGCGTCCGGATCGATCAACGTGCGCAGCGGCACCGGCAGATCGCTGATGATGCCGGCCACGGCTGTGGCGTTGCGCTCCAGCTCCGTCGCATTCGGTGGCAACAAACTCTGTGGCAACAGGCTACGCACGCTGGGCTCCTGGCGTGACGGTCATGTCCGTGCAGTACGGGGCCTGCGTCGGATCGGCAAGAATCTCATCGGCGGGCGAGTGCAGTTCCACTTTCTGCACGCCCGCCACGTGCAAGGCGGCGTCCAGCCCCGAGCGCGCCACGACGGCCCCCAGTCGGTGGCAGGCCTCCACGTAGGCGGCCAGGCGCTTGCGCGCTTCGGTGACCACCACGGTGGCGTCGGGGCCTGGGAAGAGGTGCAGCGTGGCCGAGACGGCATACGGCAGGATCGTGGCCGACTGCACCGTCACGAAATCGGTCAGTGGGCGTACTTCTTCC